AAAGAGAAGTTGCCCCGGCCGTCGTCGGAATCTGCCGTCGCATTGTTCGACGGGTCGAAGTCGTGGAAGATACCCATACATATATCCTCGACCGCTACGGCGCCGATCTCGCCCTCTTCGAGTTTGAGCGTTACGAGCTTCTGATCCTTGTCCACGCTCTCGATCACCCCGGCGCCCGGAGCGCTCCAGTCATCCCCGACGCTGATGCCCACACGGTTGTACCGAAGCTCCGGAACCTCCAGAAAACGGCGGATGAAGAGGCTCTCCAACTCGCCGGCGCCTCGTCCGTCGATCTGTGCACCGAAGCCGGTGATGCCGCTGGCGAAGTCGCTTGTCCGGAATCCCTCGTCGAGTTGCTGCCGCTTAAGGAATCGGGTGATTCCTTCGACCGTACCTCCCCGGCGCTTGTTCAGAAATTCCCGTTCGCTCTTACGCGACGAATAGAGCGTCGTGTCGCTCGCCGGTGTTTCCTCCCACGATTTAATGATGTCAGGAAATTCCGATGAAACCTGTCGGGTTATCTGCGTCACTTCCGAAATCTGATTTTCGATGCGGGAAATACGGCCTGTGGAGAGGACATCGCTCATTTTGAGAGTCATGCTTCCGGGCTGAACGACGGAGCGACTGATCGCGACGATACGGATATCGCGGTATCCGGTATCGGGAAAAAACTTGTCGCTTCCGAGCCGAATCCGTTGTCCCGGCTTCAAATCGAGGTTTCTTTTATCGACAACCGTAAAATCCGTCGATGCCTGGAACACGGATATATCTTTACGGCTGTCGGCCATAAAGGTATCTACCGCAGTTTTGAATTCCTGTTCGGCCGCAGGATAATAACTGTCCGGCATACTGATATTCCAGAGCACGTATTCGTTCCCGGGAGCCGGGACCGACGGTTCCGACGGCAACTGCATATCGTTGTCGTAGGGCCATTGGGTGATGATCTCGAACTCCTTCTTTTCCGAGTCGTAATTCACTTCGAACTCCCGTCCGCGAAGCTCTCCGGTCTGAAAGGTCACCCGTTTGACGAGGCCGCCTATTTCGTATTGATTGGGATCGAACGGAATGTCGGGATCGGTGAAATACCAGACAGTAAACGGCGAGCCGTCATCGCTCGTGCGCCCTTCGGACCGTACGGCACCGACCGTCCCGATCCGGCGGGGATATATCGCATCGAACGCTTCCTGCTCGAAATATTCGATGATACCGAGGTGAGTATCCTGTTCGACGTACTTCGCCCCGTCGGGCAGTTGCAGCCGGGCATGTCCGTATCGATCCGGATCGATGTTGCGGGAGGAGCCTACCGGAAAGAGCCGAGTGAAAAATTTCACGCCATCGGCCATGCTCCGTTCGATTCCTCCGATCAATCCGTTACCGTAAGACAACGGGACGGGCTCTCCGAACTCACAACGGGATATGTTGAGTGTCATCCCGTCGAACCACCACTCCGTCCCGGCGGCAGACGACAGTTCCGAAAGAGCATCGGAGACGTACTTTCCCGTATATTCGATATCGATGTACTCCGATACGACCACTTCTCCGACTTTCCATTCGGTCGTCCCCATTTTGCGGTTCATGTTAGCGATAATCAGCGCCGCATGTTCGCGTGCCGGTGCCGTGAGTGTCAGAATCGGATTGTCGTCATCATCCGGATTGACCATCAGGACCTGCGTGGTGAGTCCTTCGACCCCCGACAGTTGCACCGAGTAGCTCCATTCGCTGTCGCAGTTCATCTTCGGCTGATAACGTTCGAGAATCCAATAACGCCGTCCGAGGAAGTCCGCATAATCGTAAACTTCGAGCGTGACGCATTCGAAGGCCGTGAAGGAGAGCGCGAGGACACTCTCCTCCTGTATGCCGCAGGTTGCAGCACTGTTACTATCGGGAGAGGCCGTCAGCTTCAGATTCCCTTCTTTCGAATATATTTTGAGTTCCATTTTTTGAAGATTTGAACGTGACCTTTAGATCGACGCAGCGAGTTCGAATGTCGGCTTCGGCTCCCGGAATTTCACCGAGAAGGTCGCCGCAACCTCTCCCTTTCCGAATGGCGCCAGTTGTGAATAATCCGAAAATCCGGTCATATAAACCCGGAATTTCAGCCCTACGTCCGTCAGATGGAGCGCCAGCCACCCGTCGTCGCCCTCCTTGAGAAATTTCACGAACGAGGCGTAGCGCGTGAAGAACGAAACATCGTTCGAGGCGACGATGGCGAATCGCAGCGTAATATCACGGGCTTCATAAGTCTGCGTCAGTATATCGGGCATACGAACGCCGTCCTCCTCCCGAATGGAAACCTCCGCCTGTTGCTTGAGAGCCGGAGGTGCAAGCAGCGAATCGTAGTTGTCGTGCCTGTCTTCGGCGGTTTCCGCGAGGAAAGCCCCGAAACGGGCATATACATCCGTTTGGTTGATCAGCAACAGTCCTTCGAGTATTTCAGCCATAATCAGATCGCTTTTAATCCGTCGCGTTTTATGGTTTGCAACAGTTCATAGATTTGGGGTATCGGTTCGGTATTTTCCCGGATGGCATTCATCGCTTCGAGCGATCCTTTGAGAACCGGGACAATACCTTCGATGTTTTCGTCGATCTTCGCGGAATGGATCTGTACCGATGTGACCAGTCCTTCGACGCGGGAGAACGAATCCTGCGTTACGGTCTGAATGGCTCCTGCCTTACCGCTCTGCTGCGAAGTGCCGGCTTCCTCGTCGATCGAAAGTCCGTTCTCTTCTGCAATGCGGCGGAACTCTTCCCACAGACGATTGAAATCGTCCTGTTGATCCATGGCATCCGAAACCAGCGATTTCATCGTTTCGCTCCATTGAGCGAACCGCTCTTCGTCGGAAAGGTCGCTCTGCATGACCTCTTCGATGCGTTTTTGAGCATCTTCGAATACCTTACCGAGCGTACTCGAATAGATCATATCCTTGGCCAGCGAGCGCAGGGCCTGCCCGACGCTGTCGGCAAAAGTATCCGCCGCATCGGTGCCGTTTTCGAAAGCATCCACCAAAGCATCGGTAAGCGTACTGCCCAGATCGCCGAAAATATCCTGCAAATAATCCCGGACCGCAGTCAATGCCTCTTCGTAGGTTTCCCAGTCGTCCACCATTTCGCGGAGCATCTCCTGATTCTCCCGTGCCAGGTGCTGGAAAGTTTCTCCGCCCTCTTCGACGAATTGCCGGAGCGCGTCCATATCGACTTCGCCATCCGTGAATAATTCGGGAAGCAGCGAACCGAGGGACTGATATTTTGCCGAGCGGAACCAGGTCGAATGACGCGTCTGAACCTGCATGTTGGCGATCGAATCGGCAATGTTCTCCCAAGTTTTTTCATACCTGAACAAGCCCGAAAGTCCCGTGCCGGCTCCGCCTCGCCACTCTCCCGGCAACTGATATTTTTCTTCCCCGCGCGAGAGGATTCTCTCCCGGACTTTCTCCAGCTCTTCAAGCGAGGTGCGCACCACATCGATATTTTGCTTGTAACGGTCGTACACCCGATCCCCGAAGATATTGTCGAATTCATCGGAGTCGATACGGCTGCGCTCTTTCATGATCCGAAGTTCTTCGTTGAACTCGCGGGCCAGACGAAGGTTGCGCTCCATCGAAGTTTCACCGCCCTTGAACAAATTGACAATAGTGGTCAGCGCACCGATACCGGCCGATATGCCTCCGAGAATTCCGGAGGCCATGCCGAGCGTGTTCGATGCGGCTTGAGCTTTCCGGTATGCCTGAACGGCATTGATGATTTGCAGGGTAGAGCCGGCGATATCTCCTGCGGTGGCGATGATGGTTCCTCCGGCACCCCCGACGGCATCGCCGACCTCATTGAAGGTACCGATGACGTCGGTCAATACGCGGTGAAGCTCCGTCCAGGAGGTCGTATCGGTAGTTTCCTGTTCCGTTTGGTTCTGTTTTTTCGCCAGTTGCTGTTCGGCCTTGCGGAGTTTGGCCTGCGCAACGGCGATGGCATTACCGTCATCCGGCGTCTCGCTTTGCAGGTTCTCCAGCTCTTCCTGAGCTTCGATCACCAGGCTTTCCAGCTTTTTGACCGAGGCAGCGACGACCCGGTCGGCCCAGGCTTCGAATTCCGGGAACTGGCTTGCAAATTGTTCCGTGAAGTCGTCGAGCGCTTTTTGTTTGGCCTCGCGAGCGAGTCGCTGGGCCTCCGGATTTGAGGCAAGAGCGGCAATATCCTGATCGTATTTCCGGGCGATTCGCAGACGCCCCTGCTGGTAGGTTTCGTACTTCTCCAGCAACTTGGTGTATGAAGCCTCCTCTTTCTTATCGACATCCGCAAGCTCTCTGTCCCGAATTTCCGCAGCTTGGGCTATTGCAGCGGCCGTGCCAGCCATAAAGGTTTTCTCCGCATTCGAATCGATATCGGCCCCCGACTCCCGGAGTTTGCGAATCAGTGCGAGCGTCTGTTGTTCCTGCCGCTCATATTCCTGACGGTTTTTCTCGTAATTGAGGCGGATCGCTTCCCGTTCCCGGTCGAATTCGTTTTCAATCAACTCGACCCGCTGGTCGTCGAGGCTCTGCTGTTGGCGACGTACGGCTGCCTTATACTGTTCTGTGAGTTGGTCGATGGAAGTCGGTTCAGGATCGGTCGTCGTGCCGGACGGATTTTCCAGCAACTGGGCCTGCTCCGCCACGGCAGCCAATTTCGTCCGCTGCTCTGCGAGGAATTGCAGAAATGCCCCAAGGTCGCCATCGAATTTATCCTCTATCTCATCGATAATCTCTTCTCCTCCTTTATTCTTCCGAATCTCTTCGAAAATCAATTTTTGCAAACGGTTAACCTCTCCTCTTGCGACCAAAAAACGATCTTTCGCTGCCGAAAGCTCTTTCTGCTCCTTGAACGCACGACCTTGTTTTGTCCACGGTATCGCATCGAAGGCTTCCTGTTTTTCAGCAAATTTCTCCTGAGCCTTGAGGTATTTATCAGAAGCCTTTCGGAATTGCTCGATATCCGGTGCGTTATCGAAGAATTGCCCCTGCTGTTCGATATCCACCAGACTCTTGAAAGCCGCCTGTGCCTTGGCATATTTGTAAATATTACGGATCAGCTCCTTATAGGTGTCATTCGCTTGTCCGAGCATGATTTGCTCGTCGGAAAGATTTTTGAAATAACCCGAAAATTCCTCTTTGAGTTTGCGCACGGCATCCCGGCGATCGTTTGTGGCGCGGGCGTTGTCTGTCGCAGCCCGATAGAGCAGATTCAATTTTACGACCTCCTGCTGGGCATTCCGTGCCCCTTCGAGCATCGTACTCTGAAACCGTTCGGCCGCTATGCGGGCGGTGTCGAGGGCTTTCTTTCCCCGAAACAGGCTCGTCACCCAATTTCCGATCTCCTTGCCGTACGCTACTGTCAGCGTGATTCCGACAGCTAACGCCGTTTGCCAGGATAGAATGGACGACAGAACCTGCCGCCACACGGGGACGCCTTTCTGTCCGCTGGCAATCATCGCCTCGTACTCTTTGCGCGCACGGGCCAGTTCGTCGGTGAAGATCGGCAGGTTGTTCGAAATGGCCATGAAGAACATTTGAGGCCCCATCGACAATACCGGTAATTCCCTGGCCAATTGTTGGATCGACATGTTCAATCCGTTGTAAGTCCTTACGGCTGCCGGAGCGCTTGCGGGAACCAGATCGGTGCGTTTGGTTGCAGCTTGCAAAGCCTGGAGCTGCTGCTGCAACGCTTCTATCTGGCGGATGTTTTCCGTCTGATCCATCTCCGGAGTCTGGGCCATGACTTTTTGGAGGCGTACAATTTCATCCTTCAACGCCTGAATACGGCTTTGCGCCTGCGCGGCATTCTTATCCACGGCGTCAATCCCGCCGGAAACTCCGGAGAGTCCCTGGCGGGTATTGTTCTTTACGAGGAATTCGATCTCGACGGGTTTCATTGCAAATTGAGTTTCGATTGAAAGAGTTGTGCGGTATCGGGTCTTCCCGTTGCACTCCCGGTTCCCGTACATTCGGCCGGGACGCTTCGATAATGCGGTGCATCGGCCAGCATCATGGCCAGTGTCTGGAAATTGACCTTCCACAGGATGTAGTGTACCGACCATCCTGTTGCGGAGGCAATTTGCCAAACGATTCCGAAGGGGCTATGGGAACTCTCGTAAACGGTTCTTAACTCCCCTTTCCTGCTCTTTTGGGGCGGCTCGTTTCGTACCGGAAGGGATCGATCCTCTCGGCCGATTCGATAATACTCGTAAAATCCCGCGTGCCCCGCATTCTGCGGAACCAGCGCTGGGCTTCGATCCGGTACTCGGAGGGCACCTTCCAACGGATCAACCATGCCATCACGGGAGCCAGCAGAAGTCCGGACAGATAGCCGCGACATATCGTCAGCGCAAGCATCAGCGAAAGGCGTTTGGCATGCCGGTCGAAAAAGGCGCGCTCCTCGTCTTCGGAGAAAGCATCCCATTCCCGGACCGTGATTCCCAGCTTCAGGTAGTGGCGTACGATGCGCATCTGCCCTCCCAGGCAGGGGCGCCGCATTGTCACACGCAGCACCCACTCCCGGCCTCCGGGCAGGCGGAACCGGAAAAGAGGCAGCAGAATCCCCACGTCGAGCAGAGCCTCCGCTGCCTCCAATTCTACATTACGTTTCATGACTTAGGCATTGGGTTGCGAAAGCGATACGGTAGCTTTTGTTTCAGGATTGGACTCCAGGATGAATTCCAATTGTCCGGAGCGGGTCGATTCTGTGGAATTGGCCTCGGCAATCACCGTGACGCGTCCGTTCACGACTTCCACCGAGAAGCCTTCGGGAACAGCGCCCACCGAGAACGGCCCGGAAGCTTCGATATCGACCGGAAGACTGCCGCCCGCCTGTTCGAAGGTCAGCGACGTCGGGTCGGCCTCGATGAAGGGCTCCGTCGGCAGAATCGAACCGGGCGAAGAGCCGTCCAACGGGGCCAGGAGCTTCAGTCCGAATTCGATGCCGAGAACGTTTTCGCCGCCCAGGCCGCCGCGAATCTTCGAGGCGCGCAGTGAAACGCGCTTGAGTTTGACGGTCTTACCCGTACCGGTCAGAATACGCATATCCCCTTCAATACGCATCGAGCTGGCGGGCATTTGCCACTCCTCACCCACGACTTTGCCGCCCATCAGATCGACGCAGTTCTGGGGAACCATTTCGATCATCTTGCCGGTAATCTCATTCGTCGCAGCACGTGTTTCGATATCCAGCACGGGACTGGTCCGAATCTGTGCGGCCCACAGTTCGACGGTCTGGGCGTCTTCACCGCCCCAGTCAAGCCCCTCTTCCGAAATGTTACCCATGCGTCTGCCGTTGAAATAGACAGCATCGAGCAGCATCAGGTAGCCGTCGTTGGTTTGAATTACAGATCGTTTTGACATAGTTAAAATATTTTAAAAAGTTTTGCGAATAAGTTTGTTTTGTGAGCCCACCAACCGCCGAGACATCCGATAACGATTCCGAAAAGCATCCATTTTCCCCGATGGGCAGGTGTGTGAGTTTGTTGTATTGCTGTCTTTGAGGATTGCTGCCTGGAGGCTTCGAAGAGTCGGTCGTATGCCTCCTGGACTTCCGCAAGACTCTTCTTCAGAGAATCTGCATATCGAATTTGTCGGGCCGAGGTCGCTTCGTAATACTCGACACGTCGGGCAAGCGAATCGCTGCGTGCTGAGATGCGGAAGGTATCCCCGTCGCGTCGGGCTTCGAGCGTCAGCCGACCGTCACGGACAACATAGGCTGCCCCCTCCGGCAGATTACGGAGACTCTCCTCCGTCACCGTTACCGCTGCCGTCCGCATCGGAACTGCCTCCATCCGCAGCTCCCGCAGCACAGAGACCTCCTCCGATCGAGAGTTCGTTACCGCCTGTGTCGTTTGCTTTACGGCGTTTTGTGCGTCGCGCCGTACGTGCGACACGGTATCCGTCCTGTCCTGCGTCCCTGTCGAGAGGAGCTTCTTCGTCGCGGTGCAACTTGCCAGCAGCAGGATGGACAGCAGCAAAAAGAGTCTTGTCTTCATACGAATTTCGTTTTCCGATGGTCTTGCGCAGGCGCTCCACCTCTTTGGTCAGCCGGTCGATGCGTACGAGCATCTCTTCCTGGTTGGCCTTGAGGTCGATGTTTTCCCGCCGCAGTTGGATATTTTCTTCGAGAATCTTCTTGTTTTCGCCCGAAAGCAGGTTGATCGAACTCTGCAACTCTTTGAGAAAATCGTTGTTCTGTTTGCGGCGCGAGAAGATCCATGTGAAAACGCTGCCGAGGAATCCTCCGGGAAGTGCGAAAGCGAGTATCTGCATCCAAATGCTGTCCATCGTTCAATCGGTTTTTGAAAGTTGGTTTACGCCCGTTCGATCATACGTGCAATCTTCGAGATCAAATCCGCATAGGCTGCGGGTTCTGCCGTGCAGTATCCGGCCTTGGCAATCTCATAAGCGAAGCGTGTCACGTCGTTACGATATGTCCAGGCTGCCGCGTAGCGTTTGGCGGAAAGGACCTTCGCGTGGTCGCGGATGCCCTCCTCCGGCGTATCGTAGTCGCGGAACTTGCGATCGACCTCGTAACGGTAGCGTCCGTCGGAGGTCCGGGTGATCGAATAAACCTTCTCGAATCGTCCGCTCTGCCGGTCATCCGAAAAGTATTCGAAGGTCCGTTCGGTTCGCCGCTTTCCGGTCCACTTATCTCCGGCCGTGATGCCGAAGAGATTATTTCCGATAGCATGATCGCCCCATCCGCTTTCGAGGGCGGCCTGCGCCGCAACAAACAGAGGATTCAACCCTGTTTCGGCGCAGACCCGCTCGATTGTCGGATAATAGGTGCGCTTGAAATCCGCCGGTTTCATGGCTATGCGGAGTAAGCGGCTTGTTTTACCTCGATGTTTTTTGTCACTCCGCCGAGCTTCACGCTCACCGTTCCGGTACGGGCTTCACCCTCGGCTTCCTGTGCAGGAACTGTCACCTTGAACTGCCCCTGTTCTTTGGTCGTCGTGATCCATGCAGCGGACGGGGTTACGGTCCAATCCTCCGAAGGAGCTTCGACCTTCACGGTCTGTTCTCCTCCATCCTTGGTGAACTCCGTAAGCGTCGCAGGCGTCAATGTGACGGTGCGTGCGTCGAGCAGCACAGCGAGTTTTCCCCAGACGATGTTGGTATCGATTTTCATCAACATCTTGAAGAAGAACCGTTCGCCGGCATTGGACACACGATCGACCTTGATAGCCGTAGTGTCGGACACCAAATTGCAGGCAGCCCAAAGGTTCGAGTCGATGTCGAGGCTGGCGATTGTCGCCACGATCACTCCATCCGGCCAGTTTGCCAGCCCCTCGATACGTTTACCTTTGAATCGAGGTGCATTGACGGACGTAGGGTCCTTGCCTTTGCTCGAATCCGTGATCTCGTCGTCGTAGGCATCCAGGTCGTTGACCGACATCAGGAAGCAGAAATTCGGATTGTTGCGCATCGCCGCAGGAACTTTGGCCCAGACAGCGCGCAAGCGGTCGAGTTGCTTGGTCTTGGTGGTCGTGGCCAGGATCGTTTCCTTATCGGCTGCGATACGCGTCAGGATACCGTTGAAAAATTGCTCCTCTCCGTCGCCCTGCACACCGTTAATGAAGTGGTATCCCAGTTCATTTTTGGCTACTTTGGCGATTTCGAGCAGCATCTGTTCCTGAACATTGGTCGGCAGTTCGCTGAAGACCAACTCTCCCGTAGGTTGAAAAGGCTTCCAGAACTTCTCGAATGACCTGGGGTTGAACTCCGTGTAGGCCATCACGTCCTGGGGCTGCAACACGCGTTCGTCGATGGTGAACTGACCTTTCGAATTCTCCGAGGTCGGCTGTTCGACACGCTTTTGCAGAATTTTCGAAAGCTGCATGCGCGGAATCGAATATTTGTCGCCTACGTTCTGCTCCATGTGGATCAGCCCGCGTTCGAACAATTCGTTCCCTGTCGTTACCAGCGTAAGCAGGCGGTTCAAAAATTCACCGCCGTAGTTGGTTTGAATAGAAGGATTTTGTGCCATAATCGTGTGAGTGTTAGATTTGTGAATTAGCGTCCCAACCGTTTGCGGACTTCTTCTTTGCGCTCTTCCAAAGGATCCGAAGACTGTACGGGATCTTTGTCGAGCTGGTCGAAGATGCGGCGCTTGGGTTTCAGGGATTCGAAATACGCCCGAGCCTTCGCTTTGTCCGCACGCAGCATTGCCACGGCGTTCTCTTTCTGATCTGCCTGAATACGGCCGTCTTGTACATATCTTTCGGCCGCGTTGCGAATCTCGGTATCTTCGGTTTCCTGCTCCCGGCGATGAAATTCTTCGTTTTCCGCTTTCAGCCGATCGCGTTCCTCTTTCAAAGAATCCCGCTCGGTGCGAAGAGCTTCCGTTTCTGCCGCCAGATCTTCCAGTTCGGCCACTTTTTCAATGGCCGCAGCTTCGTCGGCGCAATCGACGAAGCGCGGACGAGCCTTGAGTTTGTTGAACATAGTTTTGTTTTTTGGGGGTTGTACTTCGAGTGAATTAAGATAATGTTGCGTGTAAGCATCGCATATCTGCCGGGGAGTAGCCTGCGATGCGGCGGGAGTATCCGGGACATCGGTATCGAAAATCTCATCGACGAAACCCAGCCGGAGAGCTTCAGAAGCTGTCAGCCAGTGATCCTGCCCATCGAAATATGAGGTGCGGATCTGTTCGGCGCTCTGTCCGGTACGTTGTGCGTAGATATCGCACAGAATGGCCTCCAACTGTTCCATCTCGGCCGCATAGCTTCTGATCTCTTCAACAGTTCCATCAGCGAAACCTCGAACCGAGTGGATCATAAGGCGTCCGTTCGAGGCGATTTTTACACGACGTCCGCAACCGGCGATAACGGAGGCCGCGCTGGCAGCCAGGCAGTCGATATAAATAGTGATGTCCGCCCGCGAGGCACGCAGGGCATTGAAGATGGCCAATGCGGCATATACTTCGCCTCCGACGCTGTTGATACGCACATCGATTCTGCGGCCTTCATGTTCGGCTGTCATCAGCTCCTTGACGATGTCTTCAGGCTGTACGCGTCCCCAATCCCCGATATCACCATAGAGCATAATGCAGCAACCATCCGTACCGTCGATGATGTTCACGATTTGATGTTTCATGGTGCATTGATTTTGACGCAAAATTGAGCGCTATTTCAACACTTTGCAAACCGTTAAAACATCATAAAACTTTATATATCAATGATATTATTATAAAGTGTATCTGCTGTTCCGTCGGTTTGAAAACCCCCTTTTTAGATGTCATTTTTGCATCAAAATCCAATGAACGATGAATACGATATCCCGACAGCAGCAGAAAGAATTCGCCCGTACACTCTACCTGCGTGAGAATCTTACGCAGGCCGAAATCGCCGAGCGCGTGGGAGTCAGCCGGCAAACCGTCATCCGCTGGGTGGGAGCCGAAAAATGGGACGAACTGAAAGCGTCGATTTCCATGACGGCGGAAGAGCAAATCCGAAATCTGCAACGGCAGGTCATCGAAATCAATAACTCGATTCTCAACAGAGAGTCGGGAAATCGCTATGCCAATGCTAAGGAGGCCGATACGATCGTCAAGCTGACAACCGCCATCAATAAGCTGCAAACAGAAGCCGGAATCCATGAAATCGTAGGGGTAGGAGCTGCATTCGTCGATTTCATGCGACCGATAGACTTGGAAAAAGCCCAAGAATTCACCCGATTGTTCGACGCCTTCATCAAGGCTAAAATGACAAAACGATGAAGCAGATAGACCGCGACGCCCTGCGATATTGGGAAGAACTCAAGCACTCCATCTACAATGCGACGTCGATCGACGAGGCCATGACGCAAGCCGAGATCGAGCGGCACCGTACCCAGTTGGAAGCCGACCCGCAGGCATGGATCAGCTTTTTCTTTCCCCAATACGCCAAATATCCCTTCGCACCCTTTCAGTTGCGTGCCATCCGCCGTGTATTGACACATTCCGAATGGTTCGAAGTTCGTAGTTGGAGCCGGGAGCTGGCGAAGTCCACTATCGGAATGTTCGAAGACCTTTACCTCGCACTGACACGACGTAAAAAATTTTTCGTCATAGCCAGCAACACCAAAGAGGCTGCGGTACGCCTGTTAAAGCCTTATCGGGCCGAACTGGAAGCAAATCGGCGCATCAGGCAATACTATGGAGAACAGCAGACCTTCGGACAATGGACGGAGAACTTTTTCAAAGCCCGATGCGGCGCGAGATTCATGGCCATCGGCGCCGGAGAAACACCGCGCGGTGTAAAAAACGAATCCGTGCGTCCCGACGTGTTGCGTGTCGATGATTTCGACACCATTCCCGACTGTCTGAATCCCGATATCCTCACTCAAAAATGGACATGGTGGGAAAAAGACCTTTTCCCCACCCGCTCCATATCGGAAGGTACGTTGGTCGTGTTCAACGGCAACATCATCGCCGAAGATTGCTGTGTAAAACGTGCCGGAGCTATTGCGGATCATTGGGATATCGTCAATTTGCGGATGGTGGATCCCAAGCGTCCGAACGGAATCGCGGATTACCGCGAAGGACACTCCGTATGGCCGGAAAAGAACAGCGAAGAGATGATCGACCGCGTGTTGTCGAAGATGAGCTACGTATCGGCAATGGCCGAGTATTTCAACACGCCCATCGCCGAGGGTAAAATATTCGAACATCAGTTTTTCGGAAAAATTCCTCCGCTTACCAGATTCCCGTTTTTGATGATCTACGGAGACCCCGCACCCTCGCAGAAACGCAGCGCTGCGGGTGGCTCGTTCAAATCCGTATGGCTTACCGGAATGCTCGACGATGTACTCTACATAATCAAAGGAAGACTGTTCCGAGGGCTGAACGACGATTTTATCAACGCCTACTTCCACTTGTTCCAATATGCCGGAGCCGGGTTGAAAGTTCCTGTATATTGTTTTATGGAAAACAACTCCTTGCAGGACCCATTCTTCCAACAAGTGTACAAGCCGCTGCTGGCACTTAAACGCAGGGAAACGGGAATCAATCTTTCGATCCTCCCCGATACGGCGGTCAAAGGCGACAAAGCCATGCGTATAGAAGCCAGCCTCGAACCGCTCAACAGGGCCGGACGGCTCGTATTCAACGAGGCCGAAAAGAACAATCCCGACATGCAGGAGCTGGCAAAGCAGTTCCGACTCTTTTCGATGAAACTTACCTATCCGGCCGATGGTCCCGACAGCATCGAAGGAGGATTCCGCATGATTCGGAGCAAGCGCAGCGTTTTGGCGCCCCTGACGATCGTTGCGGCAAAGGATTACCTGACCAATAAACACCTGATATAATATGGCTGAATTCATCACTATCGATGATTACGATGCCACGGTGCATCGCGAAATCCTCGACGCACTGGTGCGTGAGGACGAAAACGTAATTGAAATCTGCGAAGACCGCGCGATCGATGAGATGCGCTGTTATATGTCGCAAGTTTACGACTGCAACAAGATTTTCGCCGCTCGTGGCGAAGAGCGCAGCCAAATCGTACTGATGTTCGCCCTTGACATCGCAGTGTATCACATCTTTTGCATCCACAACCCGCACAATATGTCTCAAATACGCATCGACCGATACGAGCGGGCTGTCGAGTGGCTGAAAGGGATCCAAAAGGGACAGATACGGGTTGACGGGTTACCGCCGGCTCCCGTTGCCGAAGGCGAAAGCCCTTCGACCCCTTATCTGGTATCGAGTAATCCGAAACAACATAACTTCATGTAGTCATGGCTCGCAAGAAAAACAAAACGATAACCGTAGGCGGCACTCCGGGACTGACCGGACAGGCTCCGGCGACAATCATCCTCACGGCACCCCAGATCGGAGGTGTCGATATTGCGTCCTATATGCGGGCGATCCGTGATGCCGACCGTATCGACTATCCCGACCGGGTCCGCCTGTACAATCTTTATATCGATCTGCTGAATACCGACGCCCATCTCAACGCCGTGATCAACAAACGCCGGGCGGCATTGCTCGATCTTCCGATCGTATTCCGTCGGAATGATCGCATCGACGAGAAGGTGCAGGAGCATTTGCGATCGCCCTGGTTCAGCAACTTCATCCTCGATATTCTCGACGCGAAACTGTGGGGATTCTCGCTCTTTCAGTTCCGTCGGGACGGTGAATGGCTCGATTACGATTTGATTCCACGCAAGCATGTCGATCCCGTGCGGCACCTGATCTTCATGCGCGAACAGGATATCACGGGCGACAGCTGGGACGAATTCGCAGATCTGCTTTTCGTCGGGAAACCCCGAGATCTGGGGTTGCTGGCCCAAGTGATGCCCTACGCCATCTATAAACGTAACTGTCTGGGATATTACGCCCAATACACGGAGTTGTTCGGGCAACCTCTGCGCGAAGGCACTTACGATATGTACAACGATGAGGCAAGGAGGGCCATGCTCCGCGATCTGACAGCGATGGGTGCCAGCGGAATATTCCTTCACCCGGAAGGGACCGAGCTCAAACTGCACGAAGCCGCGCAGAAGGCCGGAAGCGCCCAGCTTTACGAAACTTTGCTGGATTACTGCGACAATGCCGAAAGCAAGGCTCTGCTCGGAAACACACTCACAACACAAACCGACGACACCGGAACGCAGGCACTCGGGACTATACACAAGAACGCCGAAGAGGCCATCAATCACATGGATCGTCTGTATGTGTTGAATGTGCTGAATTACGACATGACGGACATTTTTACCGCACTGGGAGTGAACGTCAAGAACGGCAGGTTCGAATACGAACAACCCAAGAACATCGATTTGGAGGCGAGAATCAACATCGACCGTACATTGCAGGCTATGGGATTGCCGATCAGCGACGATTATCTCTACGAAACCTACGGTGTGGAGCGCCCAGCCGACTATGACCGGCTCAAAGCCCGGATGTTGCAAGACCGATCCACCGAAGTCATAGAAACCGCAGGGACACTTCCGCAGAACCGTACGTCCGGGAATATTTGGAACCGCATGCGCGATTTTTTCGGCATCGCCCCCGACAACGATCCGGGGGCTTTAGAATGGTAGTCGAAAACCTGTACCGAAATGCGGCGCCGGAACCATCGGTCGTTTTCGATTTTTCGGAGGTGCTGATGCGCATGCTCCACGACATCTACGAAAAGAAGTTCGACCCCCGGACTGAAATCGACCGGGAAATGTTCGAAGAGGTATGGGCCGAATTCAACCGTGCAGTGATGAACGGATACGGCGAGCCGACTCATACGGACCCGGGATTCGATTTCTACCAGGCACTGCGACGTAGCAATGCCGTATTCTCGGCCTTCAAGGTACACCGCATGCAAAACGACATGGCGGCACAACTGCTCGATGCCGACGGAAAACTGAAGCCCTTCGAGAAATGGCGTGAAGACGTGGCGTCGATTGCCGATCACCAGGTTGGCAGTTGGTTACGCACGGAATACGACACAGCCGTGATACGTGCGCACCTGGCGGCCGACTGGCAGCAGTTCGAAGCCGAAGCCGATCTGTTTCCCAATCTGGAATGGCTGCCGAGTACCAGTGCGGAACCGCGTCTTGAACACATGGCATTCTATGGCCTGATTTTGCCGATACATCACCCTTTCTGGCGTGAATACTTCCCGGGAAATGTTTGGGGATGCAAGTGCGGTATTCGATCGACCGACGTTCCGAGAACTCCTGAAGACCAGATACCGGTTGCATTGCCCGGCAGCGGTGCCGTACCCGGCCTCGATGCGAATCCGGCCCATACAGGCGAAATATTCAGTCAGACCCATCCGTACTACACCGAAGCCTACAAAGGAGCAAAAAAAGCCGTGGAGGTCCTTCTCGACGAAATTTTCCCCGATTACGCCGACGTGAAGGTCGTGCCGCAACACACCGCCGACTATACCGCACGCGTGAAGGAGATTCGACAACTGGCGAAGCCGCTTCGGAAAGAACCGCTGACGAACTCCGGATTCGACCGCCAGATCGAGATTACGATGCGAGGAATCAAGGAGTATCTGAACCAGCCCCACGTCCACTATGCACACAAGAACGAGCTGTTGTTAAATATTCCGGAGGTCATGCGCCACGCAAAATATATGGGTGCCGTACCCAACTTCAAAGATGTCCCCGGCCTGAAACAGTCGCACCTCTTCGAAATTCGGATTCTGGGCGATAAGAGCTGGATCGTGGTACGCGAAACTACGGACGGACAGATATTGTTCCACAGCATTTCGGACTCCTCGCGCGTTTTGGAAGGGGTAAAAAAGTAACGGCCTCAAAACCATTCTCGCGGAACTACAATCCGCGCCGCAGGTTTCAAGGCCATCGTTACATTGCAAATGTAAGATGTTTTTCAACGGAATCCAAATAATTCTTCGAATTCCGCTCAAAGAGGAATAAAATGACGATTGAACAACTTCGAAAAGAACTGAAACAGATCGAATCCGGAACTCGAAAGTTCTTGCGCGACAAAATGCCCAGGATCACCGGGCGCCTGGCCGTAAACCATTACCAGGCGAACTTCCGCAAAGGAGGATTCGTCGATGAAACACTCGATCCGTGGCCCGTGACCAGGCGGCAACTCTCGGGAGCGGGTAGGGCCGGAAGCAAATACGGGCCTCTGCTCAGCCGCCGGAACCATCTGATGAAATCGACCCGATACGAAACATCCGACTTTCGGGCCCGTGTATTCAACGATGTGACTTACGCCCCCATCCACAACTGGGGCGGGGTAACGCATCCTACCGTTACCCCGAAGATGAGAGGTTATGCGTGGCACCAGTATTTCGCTGCCGGAGGTGGGAAAGCGAAAGGACGCAGCAAAAATACAGGAAACGAAACCGCAGAGATGTGGAAGCGCCTTGCGCTGACGAAAAAGACAAAACTGACGGTTCGTATCCCCCAGCGTCAGTTCCTCGGGCCGAGCAGTGCTCTTACCCGACAGATAATCGACAAAGGAGAGAAAGAACTTTATAAAATAATTGCATCGAATGAATGAAGTACTGATTGAACTGATCGCACGCCTGGGACAGCAGATCCCCGAACTGCGTATGATCGACGAAGATTACGGACAGTTGGAGCCCAATCCCGGCGACCAATATCCCGTCACGTTCCCGTGCGCGCTTTTGAGTGCCGTGGAAACCGAATGGAGCGACGCCGGCATCCCCCAGGTGAACGTCCAGAAGGGCACAGCAGAAATCACGGTGCGCCTGGCTGTCGATTGCTACGACGACACGCACGCCGGATCGGGAACTACCGGCAAGATCGCCGAACGTGCCCGGCTGAACCGCTGCGTGGTACAGGCCCTGCAAGGGTACCGGCCCAAAGGCTCCATCGGCCCGATGTCGCGGATCCGCAGCCGAGCCTCCACGACGATCTACAACTGGAAGATTTACGATACGACCTTCCGGTGGCCGGTCAAAGATCAGGTAAACGAGGGAAAATAGCCGCTATTCGCCGCAGAAAAGAGCCAGCTGTGCCGCCGTGATACGCGGTTTGCGGACTTTAGGAACCGGCTGCACCTTCAAATCCTTGCACTCCCGGCACGCCTGACGAATTACCGCCATGATCCGCTCCTCGGAGATGAAGAACTCCTGCTCCGACAGGATTTTCAAGGCGTCGTCGAAGCGCAGCCTCTGCACTTCCGTCCAGTAGTAATACCGGCGGATCAGCGCCGAGTTGCGCTGTTCGATCAAGTGTTTGTTGCGGCCGCGAGGCATCGTATCGGAATGAATGAAGTGCTTTTTGCAAAAATAATCATTTTATACTTCTTTTTACCGATTATATTCAATAATTTAACGAAAAACCGCCGGATTCACTCCGGCGGTTCAAAAGTTGATCGTAAAACGGTCAATTCCCGTTCATTTTACGGGCCGTTTCCCATTGGGGCATCATATCTCCGAGCAGCTGCGGAAGACACAGAAAACCGCTCTCCGGGCAGTTGCCCTGATTGACCAGGCCGAGCAGGTAGGCGATCTCCTCATGCAGGTTCAACCAGCTTTCGACCGGGTCGCAGCCGGTATATACCTCGATGATGTAGCGGTCTTTCTCAAAACGTACCATCGCTGCCTCCTTTCTCGATGACGAGCCGTACGGGCTGCGCCTCGCGCAGCAGGCGGCGGAAATCGGCCATGAACGCCTCGCGCCGCTCCTCGTGACGCACCTGGCGAATTTCGGCGTAGAGCCGGAACAGATCACCCTCGGTGACCATATAACGCTTGCGAATCTTATTGTGTCCCATGATGATTTACTTGTTTGAAGGTTTAACGATCGGATTGGTGTTTGCGGGCGTTCTGATTTCCCAGGGCAGCCCCGCGACCGCAGTTAAGATGCACCGCCGGAAGTCGCCGGGGTGACGGCACAGGAACATTCTCGCCCAAAAGACGCTGTGCCATCTCGCGCGGAGCGTGGTACAGACGGTCTGCTTCGCGGTTGGCCTGGGCACGTTTATAGAGTGCCATCAGGATCCTGCTGCTTCGCTGACCGCCGTTCAGAACGCGGCTCACAGTCTGGCGGGTCACGCCCAGCTCCATGGCAATTTCGATCTGATCCCCCTGGTGAAGGCTCTCGCCGATCAACCACAGCAAGTGGAGTATCTCTGCCGTGATCGGCTCACCGCGCCGAGGGTGGCGGAGAGAATGTCTTGTCGGCAAAATCTCATAACGGCCCGTTCTGCGAAGGGCTGGCAGCACCTCTGACGTTACCCATTTGCGGATGGCTGCGGCCTGTGGTTTACGAGATAAAAAGATGAGGTGGTAAAACCCACTTTCATTTACCAGATTAACAACTCGTTGCTGACCTGCCCTATCTATTGGATAGGTCAGCTTTTCATCATCATCAAGTGATTTCAGCCGGTCTGTTGGATTGGAAAGGTCGAGTAATTTACATACTTCGACGGCAATAAAATAGGGATTGTTGTTGATTACCACCGGTGACAGCGTAATATCGCTGTCATTCCAAACAACCGGTTCGCAGTACGTAACTGCATCTGCATTCTTTTGAGTCTGCATATCAAAAGCAATAAATAAAAAGAGTCCGCGTGCTGCAGACTCATATTATCCCATAGGGCAATATTAATGCCGCTCCAAACGGCTCACGCGGGCTCAACTCTTTTACAATTGTCCCTTACAAGATAATATGATTCTGCAAGGGCAAATATAGAAACAAATTTCAAATCGAGCAAATAATGATTTTATTCCTTCAGCAGATTGAATAGCTTGAGAAATTTTTTCGCAATAAATTCATCCACTTCATAATCAAGATTTTCATTTCCAATACTTATTCGAATATCACTAATTTTATCGGTACAAAGCATGGAAAATGATTCACGAGGAATAAGGAAAAATAATTCCACATCCGTTAAATGCGTGGTAGTGCCAGTGGAGATTCCGTACCCCCAATGGACTCCGCTATGATATTCTTCTACTCGACTATCTTGAATAACCCCATCCAAATTTACATGAACACCATCGACTGTAATGATATACATCTTTGATCGGGTATTTTCATCGACGTCTATTTTCAGACCTTTTGTTGCGGCGCAGAGATACAAAGTATCATTTATATTGCGCATCCTGTAATTGACATTTGGACGGGATGTTTTCAATACGCTCGTTTCGATCAGTTTGCTCCCTGTAAATTTATCGGTATTGTTTATAACGATTTTTTGAGCGGAAGCAAACGACGTCGAAAATAACATTAACAAGAGGATTAAAGTAGCTTTCATCAGAAACAGAACCCAATTCGAAGATTAATATTTCCAAGCGAACTATCTAACATTTTGGCATACTGATATCCAACAGAAACGAATACCCCTAAACGACGAAATGCCCTGATGTTGATACCAATAGCAGGACTGAAATACACGCCTCCTTCTTCTCGAATACCATAGCCTAAATCCAAAGATACGAATGGATTTACCAAATGACTATTGCCTAAATAGCCTTTTACATTAGCGAAAACCGGAATTATAGACTCACTAATATCGGAATATTTAATCAATCCCACACCTCCACCAACAAATAGGTAATCGTTAAAACGATAACCATGAACAGTTTGGATGTTCCAACCGTCGAATGCAGGCTCTCCGACACCGATACCATAGGCAAAACTCACATCTCCTTGATAGTTCTGGGCAGACACGAATTGAATACAAGCCAAACAGCTAACAATAAGTAATACAAATTTTTTCATTGTGAATAAATATTTTGGTTAGACGATGCAAAGTTACAAAATTCCCCCCCCCAACAAGTCTTTCGCTGATTTTGTTCCCGGCGGCGGAATCGAACCGCCGCAGACAACCGTTCGGGACTACTCCATTGCCGCCAATGAGAGCGGCAATGTTTGTTTCACTCCTTTGTCGTCCTTGTAGGAGACCGAAATGAACTGACAGGTATCGACGGGCCGGTAGGCGTTCTGAATGATGTCGGTGGCCTCGATCAGTTGCGGGTAGCCTGATTTGCGGGCGATTTCGCGCAGTTGCAGTACGCGGCTGGCCTTCAGATTTCCCTTGCGATCCTTCGCCAGCAGATTCATGACCATCTCGGTCAAAGCCGCCGAATCCTCGTCTTTGGCCAGCGATTTGATGAACGTTTTGACCTTATCGACCCCGACATTCACCGTATCGTCCCAGCCGTCGTTGGTGCGATAACCGAGCGCCACGGTGATCTTGCCGTCGGAGGTCGTGAATTGATTGCTGTGTCGGTCCGATTTGGTCCGGAATAACTCATCCTTAAGCGCGATCAGCGTTTCGGCATCGCCGAAAACCTCCTCTTTCAGCCGGCGCATCTCCTCGCTCAACGCCTGCAATCGGGTGAACTTGCTGCGACAGAACTCATCCACCGACGACTTGTATGCGGCAATACTCTCTTCGCGTTTCTGTTTCTCGGCACGCTCCTCGGCCTCAAGCTGCGCCTTCAGTTCGGCGCGTTGTGCTGCTGTCATTTTCGTAATATCCATACAATTTATAATTGCGTTATCTTCTCTTTCCTTTTAACTCCGCAACGCGGCGGAGGATATGATTTCTCATCGCTTCATTGACAAATTTTAATAATCCGAAATAGCCCTTACACTCGGCAAGCATTAAAATCATATCATCTGGAAACTCTTTGCGTGCCTCCCGTCGCAGGCGTTTTAGTAGGCGTGTTCTCATAACTCAATCGTTGTCGTCATTATATTCATCGGGATAGCTCACATCCTCATAGTTCACGCAGAAGTCGAAGCCCGGATCATCGTCGAATAATCCTTTGGCTCGGCATTCTTCGTATTTTCGGCAGTTGTCGCAATGACATTCGTTTATTTGTCTGTTAATTTTCATTGCTCGCCTCCTTTCAACAATTCGAGGTTATCGTGGATGTTACCAATGATCTTCGCATCATGTTTCCGGAGTGACCAGTGCAACCCCCAAAGATGGCCACCGCGTAAGGGTATGATATAATACGCATCTTCCTCAAAGAGAACCCGGCCAATTATCTCTGCGTTGAAATCAGTTTCGGGTATTTCCATCACATCCCCCTCGTAAATCTCCTTACCGTTCTTGTCTTTCAGCCCCGTAAACTCGCCGACGGTAGCGGGATCGACCGGTGCGATGTGATGATATTGGCCTACATTAAAGCCATCATCTGTGTAATTTTTACTATGTACTCCGATACAAACAGACCCATCATCGTACTGTAACAGGTCGCCAAATTCCCACTCTCCGTTGTCGAGGCGCTTGCCCCGGAATTTAATTTCCTTCATATTTCAAAATGTTTCAAAATGTTTGAAAGTTTTTCAAAGTTTTGCATCGAATCTTGCTGTTTCACCACTTCGTATTCGTTTATCGTTTCAAAAATCTGCAATGCCACCTGCGGAACTATGGCGTTTCCGCAGGCTTTGACGGCTTCCCGGCACCACCGAGGAAAGGCGATACCAGCCAATTCGCCGGGAAACCCATCATCTCCGCCACATACAGGGGGTTGAGTCGGGAACCCGTTCCAGTCCGGTATCCGTCGCTTTGCATCGCCGTTTTGGACAATCCGCTCTTGCGTTTGTCCTGACTTGTCGGAAGCGTTACATTCTTCGCATCGTTGGCGGTCGGCGTCGGCAGCAATCCCATTTTCGACGCCATTGCCAGCGTCGGACGTTCCGACGCATTCGAGGACAGGCTTTTGTTCATTCGGCCGCTTCCTGCGTCTATTGCCGTCGGGGTAGGCAACAAGCTCAACGGCATAAATACCGTCTTTCCGTTCACGCATCGTTTCAGTCCCTGCGTCTGTACGGTGGGCAACAAACCAGCATCTGTCCCGACGGTGGGGAGCGCCGACACCGCAAGCCGGAATAATGTACGGCTGCACCTCGTATCCTGCCGCCTCCAGGTCAGCGCACACCTGTTCGAAGACCAACCCTTCCGACCAATTAACGATTCCGTAAACGTTCTCGCCAACGACCCAGCGCGGTCGAACAGTCCGAATAACGTCGAGCATTGCGGGCCACAGGTAGCGATCATCCTCTGTTCCTTGTCGCTTTCCTGCGAGGCTGAACGGCTGGCACGGGAATCCACCGGTAAGCACGTCGATACGGTCTTTCCAAATGGTAAAATCTGCTGTTCGTATGTCTTCGTATTGCTTTGCATTGGGAAAGTGGTATTTGAGTATGGTTCGGCAAAAAGGATCGATCTCGCAGTTGAAAGCGTTCGTCCAGCCAGCCCACTCGGCGGCGAGGTCGAACCCGCCGATCCCGCTGAAAAGAGAGGCGTGGGTCATAAGTGATCATCGGTTATCGCCGTTTCCGTCGATCACGCCGCGCTCGCGGCGGCTGGCGAGTTTGTCGAGGTTCTGCTGCATGACCTCTTCGAGCGTGAAGCCGAAACAATCGGCAATGCCCGCGATAAACCACGCACAATCCCCGACCTCTTTCATCAGCTCGGATTTGTAACCCTCCGCCTCTTGCAAATCGCCCGTATTGAAGACCAAATGATCCATATCCAACCGGCACACTCCCTTTCGGCGCCATTGGGCGATCTTGTCGGCGATTTCGCCCACCTCGGCCATCAGGCCGAAAAGCATATAGGTCGCATTCTCGCAACTCGGCAGCCGCGTACTCATCGCGCGTGTCTGATATTCGTTCGCTCGCATAGTTATTTCTAGTTTTTTCGGTTAAACTTCCTCTCGACCAGATCGCACAAATCCAGGTACATCGCATCGGCATTCTCCGCCTTCACCCTCTCCCGAAACCCGGCTATATCCGACAGCCAGCAGCCGCAACGGACATAAATGCCGTCTTGCAGGTTGAAAAAGTAAACCTTGCTGCCAATCCGGGAGCCGAACCCGACAAAAGCCAGGAAAGGATAATCGCCGATATATTCGCCTTTCCCTTCAAAGGAGCACCGCTCACCGAAGGAGCAACACGCGCCGAAGAAGCAACACGCGCCGAAGGAGCACTTCTCGCTGAAGGAGCACCGCTCGCCGAAGGAGCAACACAAACCGAAGGAGCAACACTCGCCGAAGGAGCAACACCTACCGAAGGAGCAACCCTCGCCGAAGGAGCAACACGCGCCGAAGGAGCACCTATCGCTGAATACTTGTATAGCACTGTAATCCCCCGAGGGGCATTGTTTGATTCCGTCGATCACCTCGAAGGCGTCGAAATCCGCTTGTGTGTATTTTTTCATTTTATTTTATTGTTTACTCACACAATCCGTAAAAGCTCATACAACTGGTCGCCGTATCGTCGTCGAACAAACTGCCCGTCGCGTTCTGCCATTGGACGTAGCGCACGACATCGTTTATTGTCGGATATTTCTCTCCGCTGGTAATCGCGTGGGCGGGTATCTTGTCTGGGCCGAAAAAATAAGAGTGCAACTCTCCTTCGAAGTTTGCTATTTCCGCTATACGTTCGGGAGATTGTTGGGCAATATTGAGAATCTCGCGCTGGTTTGCCATCACACACGGCCAGCACCCGACGCGCTTATACCCCATCGTGTAGAGCGGATTCGGCTCTAACCCTGCGGCGAGGATGTAATCGATCACCTGCTGCGCCGACCAGTCGAACACGGGCCGAAGCAAATCGTCGGCGAACTTTTCCCGAAATGCCCGGACATCCTTACCACGGTAGCTGTGCTTCTTCGGCTTACCGTTTTTGTCATAACCGTAGGGCTCGAAATAATATTTGAAGTACGTACATTGCGCCGACATCTTGGCTCGCGCCGGAGATTCCGCGCCTCTGATGCCCTGAATCATCAGCATATTGTCGTGAACCTCGTCCAGCACGTAGTCGATCGTGGGATTGGTTTTGAGTTCTACCGTACAGAACCGCGTCCGCGTCGAGGCCCAACGCTTTTTCTGCCGCGCGAGATCGACCATCCCGTCGTACTTCTTCGACTTCAATGTTACCAAGTCGAGGTGCAGTTTGTCGGCGATACGGTTGATATACTCATAGGTCAGCGGATGCTCCCAACCCGTATCGCAGAACACGGTGGTAAAGTTGGTGGTAATATGCTCGCGCACCCACAACAGCGCCGCAAGGCTGTCCTTGCCTCCTGAGAAGGTAACGATTACTTTCATTTTCGTTAGTCCGTTAAATTCAATTCGATGATTCCGTCTATTTTGCAATCCTCGATCCCGGTACACTCCAACAGAGCCGGGATGCGTACAAGAGGTTTGGCCGGATTGAAGTTGTAGCGACCCGAAATCCGACCGTTGAGAGAGCTGATGATCCTACACAGCGACAGCACGATGTTGTAAGACCTTTGAGGAGCCTCCAACAGGATACAGTCGCTGATGGTCCGATACGCCTCGTCCGTCTTGTCGTTGTACTGTCGGGCGGCCCGGTCGTCGATCTTGCGAAGCATCGACCACGCGATGCCGTGAGCCTGTGCGACCAAAGTCCGGGCCTGCGTATAGCGGCGTTTGGTTTCGTGGCGGAACAAGCCGGAGGCCGTAAGTTCGGATTCAAGGTCGAGCATCGCGTAATTCAGACATCCGACCAGCGTCAGCATCCGCACCGCGAGCGGCACGTACCGCTCGTCTTCCGGCCGGGGGCCCCGCTCGATTAAGCGGGTATTCATCCATGCCGTATGTTTCATCAGCATTGCCTGACGGTAAGGTAGTTTGGTCATAATTTGACAACGATTGAGGTTCCGATTTGGCGGCCTATCATTTTCCCGTATTCATTGTATATTTCACGCGGATAGATGCTTAAATCGGAGATATGTACTCCGTTATCTTTTTCGAACTGCATCAGCAAGCAGGATATTTGATCTTCAAGATGCTCCTTGGCATCTTTGACTTCAGATATCGTTTTAATTACAAGTTTCATGGTTAGCTCGGCAATTGGTTGGATCGAATAATAAGCGGAATTGAAACGGCGCACTGTGTATTTCGGATTTTGGGCTTGCGTAGAATCGCCTCCAGTTTGGGAATAAGAGACTGCAATTCCTCTACGGTCAATAGTCCGAACGGTTTGCCTGCGATACGTAAATCCATGCAGAATTCGTTGACCGGGGTAAATGAAGAATCAGTCGTATCGATACCGAGGCGTTGCATGCGTTTCAACACTGCCGAACGGGCTTTTCGTAGTCGTTCTTTGTGGTCTGCAATACTTTCTCCCATCATCTTACCCGACTGTAAGCACTCGCACATATCTTCGTACTCCGTCGGCATCATCTCCCGAAGCGATGAAGTACGACCATCCGTGAATTGCAATACCAAAGTTTCCTTGTACCGGTCGAGGTCGATGCCTTTCGCCTTGGCGATAGCATAGAACCGAGAGTAGCTACACTTTTTCTTTGTCATAATCTTCGAAAGTTTGTACGCTGAAAAATCCGAGTTTGGGCCGTACGTTCATAAAGACCGGCATTCGACGATGGAGGGCGATGCACAACTCGATGCGTGCACCCTCGCTCTTCTCGTAATCGTCCAACAAGTAGATGGCGTCACATCGAAGCAGCAACGAGATATCTTTGCCTATGTGCTCCGCCCAGTCGGCCTCCAGTGGAAGGCCGTTGTCGAACGGGCTGACCGGTTCGAACCCGAACCGCCGTATCTTCTCCGCCGCACTTCGAAATTTGGCGATCGCCTCCCGGACAGGCAGTCCGGTGATCTTTCCGCTGATGTAAATTTTCTTGATGTCCATATCGTTTTACATTTAAGGTTTATCCCCAGTATTTACGCGCACCTTCTTCGTAAATCGTACATTCGCCTGTCGGACCGATAAAACGGCCCTTACTGAAGGCTTTGTAACCTTCGACCCAGATTTTCAGCGAAGCGTCGTACATCACTTTGATCGCAGCACGTCCGTCCGGACGTTTGCCGTCGGCATGGCTGACGAAAATCAGCAATTTGTTGCGATGCCGCTCCTTGAATGCGATGTATTCCTTGTAACTCATTTGGGTATATTGGAAAGAGTCGATGACAACGAAATCCCACGATCGGGGTTTCGACAGCCGTTCGTCCATTTCTTCGAAACTCATCGAATCGTTGTACTGAAAACGACTGCCGCATTCATCTGCCCGATAACGCCGAATAGCATCCTGTGTCGTTCCTCCCAGTCCCTCCTCCAACGGCAGATAAAGTACTTTGCCATGAGCGCACAGCGCCTTGCAAAAGGATACCACAGCCGAAGTCTTTCCGTTGCCGCTGTTACCCCAGAAGAACACCACACCCGTACGGTCGATTTCCCCCACGCAATCATCCCAGATGCCGCCCAAACGAATCGTGCGGCGTTTGATCGTCAGAACCTGTTTTGCAGATAGTGTCCGGCCCATTTGAATTGCTTTTGAACAAGACTATTTCTTGATTTCAGCGAGCTTTTTACTTTTGTGCACCGATTTCCGAACACGGCGCATGTCGTAATAGTCCCGCACTTGCTTCTTATCCCATGTATTTGCAGCTTTCGATACGACCGTGCGGGCATCTGCCAACACTTTGGAGATTGCTGCTTCGGCATTCAGCCCGTTTGCCAGACATACGGCCGTCACCTCATGGCTGGTTGCGGGAGTGAGGTCGATGAACCGGCGCCCGATACGTGAAAACATCTCGTCATAACCCTTTTTGTCGTACTCCAAGCCGATACTCATCCGCCGCTTGATGTATTCGGTCGATAGAAAGATGATTCCGCAGCGTCCTTCGAGCGCGTTGTAAATCGAAATGAAGTAGTAAAACACCGTATCCATCAACTTGTCGCCTTCGTCGAAGACGAGCAGCGGCCGGTCGAGCACACGCAATTCATCCGTTACGGCTTGGAGTTTCTCCCGCAGGCTCGTCTGGGCGAGTTTGAGCCCTATGACGCGGGCCATTTCACGAATAAAGTCCCCGCGACGCATGTCCTCCGAACACGAGATAACGAACACGTTTTCATGCTTGGCAGCATAATCGTGCGCGGTCGTCGTCTTGCCGATACCGGCATTTCCGACCACCCATGACACGTTTTGATTCGCTTGCGCATCCTCCAGCAAAAGAAATAATTCCCGGTAAGCCGTCGTTTCGCAGACAGTCCATTCCTCCGGATTCACAGGAGAAATTTGCGAGCGGATCCGCAGGAACATTTCGTCGCTGATGTTGTCGAATTTACCGTTCAGAATCGTACTAATCGTACCTGCACTGATACCGAGTGAATTCACCGCCTTGTTTTGGCTGGGATACTTGGATACATAGACCTGCAAACGGGCCTGAATATCCTTTTTCTCTTCGAGAGATAACTGTTTCATATTGGTTTGTAATTAAAAATTTACATTCGATTGAATATCGCCGTCGGATCGCAATCCAGATTGCTGACCGCCTTGGTATATTCGCCGACGGTCACCGGTTCGGAGTACTGCCCGGAGGGCACGACTACAACCGTATCGGCCAGGCGTTCGTACTCTTTTTCGCTGATGCCTTTGATCGCCGGTGTCCGCAGCCCGTGCTGTTCCGGTGCGACGCCGTGTTCCAGTTCCAACGCATGCGCCTCGATTTGACGGCGCACCCGCTCACGTTTGTTCGCTTCATCGTTGTAGCGAATCAGCTCCATATCGCTTTCCTGTTGTTCCTGAATATTGCGACGGACCGTGAGATAAGGATATGCTACGGTTTCGTAACGTAACCCCATCGGGGTCTGTTCGTAAAGCAATGCGCGATCCATGGACTTCGGATCGAAACGCACGAAGAATTCTCGGCCGGTATTCTCACTGCGCCATGCGTAATCGGGCGTACCATCGGAGGTCAATACCTCGTAAGTGTACTTGCGGTTTTGGTATTGGATCGTGATACCATCGGCTGTAAATATGCTCGGCCGCTCGGTTGTCAGCCAGAACAGATCGATCATATCCAATTCCGTTACGCGCTCCGTTGCAGGATTGACGCTCGTGCGGTACATCTCTTCGTGTGCAATCCCCGTCTGGTAGTGCTTCATCGCATTCCATTTGCTGCGGGCGACGGAGTAGGCCTCCAGCATCTCCTCGTAGGTGAACAATTTCTCCTTGTTCGCTTCGAGGAACTCCCGGTTGATCTTCCACGCCTCTTTCGAAGTGATGTTCCCGCCGGTGAAACGCCAATCCTCATGCAGTACCTGCTTTTGAAAGCGACCGAACACCGACTCGATACTTTTCGACGGAGCGTTATATGGTGCTGTCGGGCGATTGATGCGGCAGATATTCGCGAAGAACTTCTGAGCGATCTTGCTCCGCTGCCCGCCCTGATTGTCGGTAACGATTTCATACGGTTTGTGTCCGGCTGTTTCGATAGCCATACGGAATGCCCGAAACTGAGCGTCGAAATTCTCCGTATCGCTGACCGCATAGCCGAGCAAGGTTTCGCTGTAAGCGTCGATCACTTCGTACACCGATGCGGAACGCACCACCGTTTTGCCGTTCTCGACCGCCTTGTAGAAGAGGTTGAGCTTCGTTCCGTCACCGTACCACAGCGAATCGCGCATCGTCGGCATTTCGGTCTTGTTGCGGCGTGCATAGAGCTGTTTGGCCGCCAGTTCACCATAAACAGCGTCGTACCACAGCGGCTTGATCTCCGGCCGTTCGAGGTATTGCACCAGCGACGACTGCGAAGCGAGCCGTTTCCAACCGCGACGTTCGGCGATGCGGTTGAATTCTTCGAAGAGCTGCTTGGTCGTATAGACCGGGACGCGACAACGACGCAGGGCGACGATCTGACGTCCGGCCGCTTTGGTAATTTTCAGCGTGTTCGCATTGCAGAACTTGCCAGACACGAGGCAGGCATAGCCCTCTTTCGTATATTGGCGGAGCTTGTCGCGCAGACGAGCTTCACTCTTGGGCAGGGTGTGTCCGTAGGCTTTGCGCAACTCCTCGGCCGCAGCGAAGATGTTAGACCAGATGACCGGCGTATTGTTATTGCACGCACGACGCATCGCTTTTTGTGTCCCCCGCATTTCCCGAAGAGCATTCAGCACCCGCGCATTCAGCGTGTATTCTGTTTGTTTATCCTCCGGTAAATGTTCGCCGTTCGGCAACAGATATTCATGATAATACTTTTGTGCTTCGCTATCGACTGCAAGCGGCATATCTTCCTGTTTCATTATCTTTTCAGGATTACCGTATTTCGCTTCAAAACGCAGTCGGAACCGTTCAGGTAGTGAGTGGTACTCGATCAGAGCATACGAACCGAGCCCCTTGCCAACGCGAAAAGAATTAACTTGCTTGCTTTTAATCAGATAATCATATTGATATATCTTCATAATTGCTTCGCCATCATCCGACCGCGTCAAATCGTACTTCGTAACCGCGATTTTATTCCCAAACCATTCCATTGTTTTCTTCCTTTGATTCCCGCGCCGGTATCGCTCCGGATAACACCTTCGTGTTTACGGGAATGAATTACGCATCGATTATTTGCATAATGAATCCGCGAGGTTCTGTGCTTCGAACACAATATTTCCCCATTCTTGAAGTACTACATTCTCATAGGTTTTAATCAATCGTTCACCCCGAAAGAGTGCCGCAGTACACATGTCGTTGTCGAGTTCTACTCGAACGCCATTCAAAAAGGTTTGAACGATACGTCGCACACGACCGTCGGCATCAGACTCGTAGTAAGTTTCGCAATTGGGCATAAAACCCTCCGGCACGACAACCCTATGTTCGACGGTTCCGCCTTCAACGAGTGCTGCATTGCGAATTTTTTTAGCGAGATTGCTATCGGTCACATAATTCAATGCCGACCAAACCGTTACATTGCTTACTCCGAAAACTTGGCGTAGTTTTGCTTTCTTTGATTTGGGTAAATTGATCCGTTTCATTTTATATTGTGGTATGGATTTTTATTGTTATCTTTATCGGCTATCTTAATTATTAAGACACTGCAAACATAGGGATAATTATCCCTTAATCCAAATAATCAGGTGATAATTTTCTACAACAATGGGGAATATTTTATCTCGAATAGAGCAAATTTCTAAAAATGAGAATATTACAATAGGGGCATTAGAGCGGAAAATCGGTGCAAGCAAGGGGGTTTTATCCCGGGCAATAAACAATGGGACCGATATTCAATCGAAATGGATCCAATCAATAGTTGAAAATTATCCCCAATATTCAGCGGAGTGGTTATTGGCGGGACGTGGAAATATGCTGAAAAGTCAAGACACGCAATTAGCCTCTCCAACCGTACAGGCGCAGTTTTCATTGCGTACGGACAGAAAAGTAGCCATGCAAAATATTCCGCTGTATGAACTTGATGCTGTTGCAGGGCTTGTTGCACTTTTTGACACGCAAACACGCCAAGTTCCGGTCAGCCACATTCAAATTCCAGACTTACCTCTTTGTGATGGGGCGTTATATGTACGAGGAGATTCAATGTATCCCTTACTCAAAAGCGGAGATATTGTTTTATATAAAGAAATACCCAGCCGAGCGGAAGGTATTCTTTGGGGAGAGATGTACCTGTTATCATTCGTAATCGATGGAGAGAGTTATATTACAATCAAATATATTCAGAAAGCTGACGATGAACGATACGTACGTTTAGTCAGTCATAATCCCCACCATTCGCCGAAAGAGATCCCAGCAGATTCGATTCAAGCATTAGCATTGGTAAAAGCAAGTATCCGATTCAATACAATGGGATAGTTATAGTGTTTCGCGCAGTTTTTATATCAACAAACAATAAAATACCAGATTATTGTATTGATAATCAATATAATATATAGAATATAAAATAGATCTACGTCAAAAAATAATGTCATTAAGAGGTATTTATAACGCTATTTTATTGCATTTTGAAGGGAATTTCATGCACTAACCATTGAATTTATCGCATTTTTCCACATCAAAATTGCCGTCTTAATTGCCGTTTAATATATCTTTTTCGTTTTTTTTATATAAATTCAATTTGCCGTTTTAATTACCGTCTAAACTACCGTCTTAATTAGAGATTGGCCATATCGTTACGTCTGCCGATATAGTTGTTTGAAAGAATGTTTTTTGAATATTTGAACAGTATTTTGAACCTTGAATACCTTGTCGCCATGCAAGCCTGTCACATATAGTAGAACCCCGCCAGAATCGCCGTTTTATCGGATTCTGACGGGGTTTTACCTTCTTAATGCAGGAGTTATTCTCTTCCGTATTTTAAGATGTTTCTGGGGCTATTTAAGGACATGTAACACTTATCGCTTGAACAGACCGTTCAAATATTCCCGGATGTAACGCAAAAGTAACAACTTTGTCGCATTTCGATCGTACGTCTTCCCGAGGATGGATTCGCACTTATCTCTTTGTTTTACAATAGTTTTATTCTCTTATTACTATTTTCTCTTTTGACACATTTGGTTTTTACCCCCGTAACTCCAATCGATACCTTTGGCCCAATAGTCCTTATGCGTCGCTTTCAACACAAAGCCTTGCTTCTGATAGAAC